AGTATTAGCATCTTCTATGTCGTCAATGTTTATCCTAAAAACTTCCTTATCTATAAGATTACCGACCTTAAATGTGGCTCCAGAGCCGCCACCACCAGTAACAGTAACCGCGGCGTTTACTGAGAAGCCAGAGCCGCCGTCAATTAGAGTAAAAGTAACCTTACCGTTTTCGTCTCTAACAGCCGCTACTCTGGCGATACCGTCTTTACCGTTGCTTGAATTAACAAGTAGACTTTCACCAACAGAAAATCCAGTACCGCCATTCATTATACCAATTGCTGATAATGAGCCAAGTATAAATGGTGATGAATCTGGTGTGAGAGCTAAAGAATACTGACTTTTTTCAGAGGTGGTAAGTTTATTATACTCAAAGGCACCTATGGTGTCTTCCAAAGAATTGACGTATAGATCAGAGCATAATATTTTTTGCTTATACTTAAATGAACCTGTTACTGAACTTAAAGTCAAAACGTTTATGATTTTATTGTCGACGGTCTTAGTAGAGTAGGACTCGACTACAGCTTCTCCAAGACCGTCGCTGGTCTGTATAGTCCTGCCAACAAGCTTGGCTAGATATGAGTTGTTAGACACCTCAATGTACTCAGGCTTTATATAACTGTTGTTGGATAAACGAAACAGATCATTTCCAGGAATATATACCTGCAGGTCCTCGTTAAACAATATTCTAAATAGAAGCTCATAAGCTCTTGCAGAACCTTTAGCTCTATACAGATCAGTTATATGCTTTATTGTAAGGCGCTTGTCCGAAGATATATTCTCTGGCAGCGATAACATATACTTATTTTTAAAGTTTATAACGAAGTTATTAAGTGTCTCGTCTATATCAGCATACGAATACATGCTTCGCGCCTGGCCGAGTGGGTTTTCAGAGCTTTCCAGCCATTCATAGTAGGCGCGAACAAACGCTATGAAATTCGGACCGTATTCTTTATAAAACTGAGGAAACTGGCCCTGAACAAACGGAGAGATATATCTTTCTGTAGTCATTAGCCGCTTACTACGGATATAGACAGACCAGATCCGGTATCTATCTGGACAATGTTATTTCTACTGGCATATATGTCTTGATTTACAGTAGTAGCAAATACTCTAAGACCACCGGTTGGCACCGCGTCAAAGTTAGTTTTGGATACTCTAATGATACCATTTTTATAGTCTATGCTTCCAACAATAGAATAGTTGATCGCGCTGGCAGGAGGGACATCTCCCTGGATAGTGATGACGTCTCCGGTGTTATTATTTTTGACGGTGTTCTCTAGCTTATAAAGATTGCCGGCACCAGTCGTCGCGCCGGCGATAAAGTCCGTTAGAACATATGTTCTGCCATCAGTCTTGAAGGTATTACTTAGAACAGTACCGCGACGTAGCTCGTTACCGTGGAAGTCTACTATAAAGGGGTGTCCACTTATCTCCTCTAAGTCAGTAAACTTCTTATACACAAAGGCAGCAGTCTCGTTACTTATGATACTGACATCGGTATAGTCTATCGCTGTCATCAGCGACGACATTCTAAAATCTCTACCGAACTGCTGAAGATTATCATCATCATAGTTAGATATTGTGTTTATTACTGCAGTCTTTATTTGTGCCGGTGTCAGACCGGTCTGAGTAAAGTCTACGTGAACGACAGAGTTTAGAGTCACGTAGGTATACTCTGGATCTATGATCACTGGCGTTATGCCAAGAACTGAACGCGCCCGGAGGAAACTAAGTAATTCTTCCTTTGAGTTTTCGGTCAGAGCATTTCCGGAATACGTGCTCGCGGAAATAAAAGCTTTTCCATATTCGACATCGCCAAATTGAGAGACGGTCTCACCGCCATAGGCATTCACACTCTGTATATCTGGAAAGTTAGTAAGTATCAAATCTATATAGTCCTGAGTAGTTACCACTCTCTCCTGTGTTTGGAAGTGTCTCGGCGCATTATATCTTATAGACTCTATGGACTCTATCGCCGCACCATCCGCGCTTATACTTACTGTAGTGACGTCAAGACCAGCAATATCGGTATTGTTTATACCACCAAGATCACTTTCAAGGGCAAATGTATCAATGCCATTGGCGAGCTCTCCGTTGCATGATCTATATTCGGCTGTGATTACCGCACCGTTCAGCGGTCTTCTACCGAGTACTCCATCGCCAAACAAAAGCTGGTATCTGCCATCGATATCTGTTTGAAGAAAGTACACATTCGCGCTGCTAGTAACACCGAATAGACTACCTGAAAAAAGATACTCTGCTGTATTGGCACCATCGTTTTCAGATACCACGACTACCAAGCTATTAGTATCGACATTTTGATCTAACAGACTAAACTTCTGCGTCTCGTCAGCGTAGTTCATAACGAACGCGTCCTGCAGGTACGATCCTTCATATATCGATACGTTCGCGACGTTGAATGTGTTGTTTCCCGAGGTCACCGTCAGAGACTTATCTGTCGTAAACGTGTAGTTGCCGTTGATGTTTTTTCCAATAAACGACGTGCCCTTTGGTATTGTGAGAACGTTTGCGTTAGAGGTCGGAACTACCAGATTAACGACGGCGGCAGATGATCTACGTGATCGTGGCGTATAGTTAAGCATCTTAGCATGAGATGCCACCGAGGACCTGAGCTGCGCCGAGTCCAAGAACATTTCAGAGACAGCCATATTGAGATAGAACGCATTCATGAACGTGTTGTATGACAGCACGTCAAGAAGAACGTTCATGTTTGAACCCTCATAGTCATAGTCCTTGAAGACTGACTGAGAGCTTAAAAATGTCTTAAGGTTATTCTTTAGAGTATCAAAGTCCAGCGACGCCAGACTAATAGATGAGTTTGCAGTTGCCATTCTATCTCACTCGCTGGAGTACTAGACTTACAGATACTTGATTAGGGTTATTCATAATAAAAAAGAATATGTTCACTGTGAGTTTGTTATCATCTGAGCTCGAGCGCAGATCTGCGCTCGGTATTACTTGAACTGTAAGATCTGAGGCCGACACACGGGATTCATTCTGCTTTATTGTATTTAGTATATCTTTCTTGAGATCTTCTGCAGTAAAGCCAGTAAATGGCTCGAACAGCATACTCAATACGTTACCGCCTATGTCCGGCTGGAATAGTCTTTCTCCTATGTTGGTGAGCACTAGATTGCGGATCGACTGCTTTACGCTGTTTTCACTGCCCATTCTAGCCAGATCGTTCGAGAGAGGGCTCTTATCAAACGATGACAGAAAGTCGCTGAAGTACTCCTGCTTTATGTCCAGCTGTGTGTAGTAGTCTATTCTTGCCATGGTATGTTATTTATTTCTCAAATTCGTTGGACTTGGTGGCTGTGATATGCTTGGTACTCCTTGACTGTAGTTTACAATGCTATAACTACCATCATATTTCCAAATAAATCCAGCACCATTTACATCCCACGAATTGACAGACTTTGTAGTAAAGTTAGCAGCATTAGCAGATATTCTAAGTTCTCCACCCTTTGGAGGATTGGCACCCGTGGGATCTTGAGCCTCGGCGCCGGCCGCGTGAATTGCAACATAGGTATTTCCGGAAATTGTTGCAGATCCAAGTATACCAATCAAACCAGCCTGACCTTCGTTAGCAACCAATCTAGCATTCTGACCAGCATAAACATATACATTAGCTGCAGCAATTCCTTGAATAGGACCTTCAAGAGAATCCATATATAATAACTTTCTAGATCTGATCTTCGTTTCACCTTTCGTTGTACCGCCGGTCCAATTCGCCCCAAGTGAATACATATCTTCCTCGGCCTTGTAATATGAATCTTTTAAAGAATTTTGAGTAATTTGTCCTTTAACAAGTATATTATAGTCTTTATTTACGGTCATATTATAACTGCCACCGACAACTTGAGTCATATTTCCCTTGACTTCAACATGAGCATCTCCACCTATAACCACGCGTGCTCCACCACCTATCTTTATATCACCATTCTTTTCTATAGTTATAGTAGTACTCTGCTTTACGGTTTTACTTTCATTGGCGGTTACTACCTCTACCTTGCGTCCATCTTCAGAGATTTCTGTATAGCTGCCTGATTTATGAGCTATTCTAACTCGCTCATTTCCACTAGTGTCATCTAACTGTATCTCATGACCGGCTCTAGTTACCTGCGTATAGTTATATGGATACTCGGATGCATAGGTAGTTCCTGGAGTACGTGTGTTTGCTGCGGAAGGCGAAGATAATTGCTTAGTCTTACCAGTAAATAGACCAGTTATAGTATCAAATATAGGAACATTAACCATTATCTATTCCTAGCAGCGCCAAATCGACGGCCATAAACGTTTGTTGCTCTAACATCGGCTGCTGCAGCTTCCTGAGTTTGCTGCTGAGCACCTATCTGTTTCATTATATTTTCATTTTCAACTTCAGGATTTGACGCAACTATCTGATCTCCAAAGCTATCGCTAGTGACTGGTGCTATTTCCTGCTGTTCGTTTTCACCAACAAGAATTTGAGCTTCAAATGCAGCAGGATCTGCATTTCCTACAGTAGGTGCAGCGGGTTTTGTAGAAACAGCAGGAGTTGTAGCAGCTGTCGAGTCTGTAGTAGTA